CTTCTTTCAAATGCTCACAGCTAGTCACTAGGATATACCGTATCCTATTAGGCGAAGAGGATCTACCAACCTCAGAGCGGAGTATATTTTTCAATAACAAGTCGTATACAGATAAGGTCTATAATAAGTCCATAGATGATATGATACGAGATACAGATAGATAATGGCTTTTAAATGGCAACGTAAAGCTCTCCCTGGTATTGCTCGAGGTGGCAATATCAACAAGAAGCACAAGTTTAAAATTGAGCGAAAGAAGCTTGACGACGGTATTTTAGGTGAGGCGCATCCAGGAAGAGTGGTTATAAGTGAAGCTGTAAAGAAAGGTAGTGCTCAAGAAAAGAAAGTAGTAAAGCACGAGACACAGCACGTGAAAGATATGGACAGCGGTAAAGCCGCTTTTGGAAAAGACTGGGTTAGATGGGAAGGTAAGACTTACGCTAGGAAAGACGGGAAGATAAAGTATAACGGCAAATGGAAAGACGAGGGGGATCATTCTTTCCCTTGGGAGAAATCAGCCATAAAAGCAGCAAAATAATGCCATCTATAATTAAAAGAATTAAAAGCTTCATTAAAGAGCTTGTAAAGTACATTAGAGGCGGATCTGAAAATGTTTCAGACGAGCAATATGAACTTAGACTAAGCGCTTGCAATGGCTGCGAACACTTAATTGCAAAGGACAGAACATGCGGCCTCTGTGGGTGCTGGGTAGATAATAAGGCTAAGTGGGCGACTACAGACTGTCCTGATAAGCGTTGGCCTTCGGTTAACGCATAATAGATAATTAGATGAGTAAAAAGAAAATAAAAGATACTAAGTTAGGTTCCTGGTTAGCTAATAAAGCTCCGGATATATTAAGTGTAGTAGGTGGTCTTCTACCAGACAAGGGTGCTTTAGGTATAGTTAAGAACCTTATAGATAAAGATCCTAAAGTAGACTCTGAGGAGGCTCAGCGCGTTATAGATGCTGAGGTGAGGTTCCAAGAGAACGTAACGGATAGGTGGAAAGCTGATATGGGTAGCGATGTAAAACTAGCTAAGCTAATCCGGCCTTTGACCCTTATAGCTCTTATGTCTATGTTTATGCTAACTATGGTAGCTGACTCAATGGATCTTTGGCCTTTCAATGTAAAAGACTCATACGTGTCTTTATTAGAAATATTAATGTTAACTGCCTTTGGAGCATACTTCGCGGGTAGAACAATAGAAAAAGTAAAAAAATAAAATGGGAAAATATTTTAACGTAGAGGTAAGACCTGTAATTGATGTTGCAGCATTAGCGGCTGGTAATATTTTAACCACAGAGGTATTATTTGACTGGGCAGGATTCGATGTACCAAAAGGGGCTTGTAAATTATTAGGAGGAACAATATTATATAGAGGTAAAAATGGTGCTGATTATACTGTAACTGATTTTGAAGTACTATATGCTAAAGGTAATTCAGATGCAACAGCTCCCACAACACTTGGTGATGATGGTGCTGCAGTAGATACGCCTGGATGGATGCATCTTATACAAGGTCGTTCATATATAGATGCCACCGCGCATGTCAATGATGGAGATTTAATATATGGTAATGTAATTCACTTAAACGCAAGCGGTGGTGCAGCAACTTCAGCTACAAATCACTTTGTTAGTGATGGTCTAGTATTACAAGGAGTGCCTAATAGTGGAACAAACGTTGGATATGATAAATTATATGTAGCGGGTATAGCAAAAGCCACTCATAATTGGGGCGCTTCAACAATGACCGTTGATGGTACTATGGTAACAACGAGTCCAACCTTAACGGTAGCCGATTTGGACGCAACTATCGCCCTTTGCCCAGGGGACATATTAAGAGATGAAGATGGCTTGCTTTTTGGGACAGTAAAAACAGTTGATTCTGCAACGGCAATTACACTTGAAGATAATTTAGCAAACGCAAGTACAGATGATAAATTAGTGTATAATACAACACCAATAACATTAGTATTATCGTTTGAAAAATAAACAATAAACAATTTAATTTAATACAATTTAATTATGGGTAAAAAGAAAAACAAGGTCGTAGACCTAAAGCCAGAGAAGATCTCTGAAGAGCAGTTAACAGAGTTACAACAAGTAGTTTCGGCTATAAATAAGTTGCAGTTTGATATTGGAACTATGGAGGTACAAAAGCAGAACGCTTTAAATGCTGTATTCCAAGGGAACGATAAGTTAAACGAAATGCAAGGTATTCTTACTGAGCAGTACGGTACTAACGATATTAACATCCAAGACGGTACAGTGAATTACAAAGAAGATGAGCCATCTGATTCGTAAGATCACAATAGGTAAAGACTACAAAAATGACTCCATGCACTATGCCGTAGGGCAGGAAGTGTATGGAGGTCATACCATCTGTGATATACTAGAAGAGAAAGATAAGTACTCTATATATATCAAGAAAGGCAAAGCAGTTATACCTTGGAAGGATTTTAACAAGAACATGGCTATATCTGTTGAATATAACCTCCAGTACTAATGCAGTCGGTTTACAACTACGTTGTAGAACCATTAGGACAAAGGTATAACAACACAAAAAAGGTTGGAGATAAAGAACTGATATTAAATACAGAGGTTTTTAATCACCAGCACGTAAACAGAGAGGCTAGAGTTTTATCTGCACCTAAAGTAGGTGGTTCGGAGATACTTGCCGGTGATACAGTTACTCTACACCATAATGTCTTTAGAAGATGGCATGATGTAAAGGGTAGAGAAAGGAACAGTAGATCTTTCCTTGAAGAAGGCAAGTATCTAGTAGGTCAAGATCAGATATACCTATACAAAAGAGGTGTAGACTGGATATGCCCAAAAGGGTATTGCTTTGTACAGCCAATCAAGGAAGATGACTTCTTTAGTGATGATGCAGAGAGACCGTTAATAGGTATTGTAAAGTACTCTGACGGATCAGTTAACGAAGGCGATCTTGTTGGGTTTACGCCTAGCAGCCAATTTGAGTTCGTAGTGGACGGCCAGAGGATGTACCGAGTTTTATCTAATTTTATTACAATTAAATATGAATATCAAGGAGACGAAGAGGAATATAATCCAAGCTGGGCAGATAGCCGTTGAAGAGTTAATCAAGGTAGCTAAAGAAGCTATTGTTGATTCAGGTGATGATATCACTGCTGACAGACTCAAGAACGCTGCTGCCACAAAAAAGCTTGCTATATTTGACGCCTTTGAGATATTGACTAGAATCCAAGAAGAAGAAAATCTTTTAGAAGGCCGAGAGCCTGAAGACAAAGGAGGTAAAGTTTTTAAGGGTTTTGCTGAAGGAAGATCTAAGTAATGTACGAGCAGACGTTATTAAAAATAATAGAGCCTATAAAGAAAACCACTCTTACCAGATTAAATAGAGGCAAGAAGTGGAAGTATGGTTACGATAAAGATCACGATTTAGTGGTATTGTCTAAGACTGGGGTTATAGGTGAGATATACGACATACAGGGTTTTAAGGTTGCTTTGCCTAAACCCACTAATGTTTTCAAGCACGAGAGCAATAAGTGGAAGAAGGTGGATCAACCCAAAGAGCTTAGCCGCATAAAAACTATATTCGACTGGAGAAGCTACCCGGAAGAGCAAAAAGAAAAGTGGCACGAGTATATAGACGAAGAGTTCAGGCGTAGGGACGAAGGGTTTTGGTTTACGAATAAAGGTAAACCCACCTACATAACCGGAAGCCACTATATGTACTTGCAATGGAGTAAGATTGATGTTGGTGCGCCAGACTTCAGAGAGGCCAATCGACTGTTCTTTATATTTTGGGAGGCTTGCAAAGCCGATAAAAGATGCTATGGAATGTGCTACCTTAAGAACCGCCGTTCAGGATTTTCTTTTATGAGTTCAGCTGAAACAGTTAACTTAGCCACTATATCGAGTGATAGTAGATATGGGATACTCTCTAAGTCTGGTGCCGATGCAAAGAAGATGTTCACGGATAAGGTTGTGCCGATATCAGTAAACTACCCTTTCTTTTTCAAGCCAATACAAGATGGTATGGATCGGCCGAAGTCTGAGTTAGCCTATAGAGTTCCATCTACAAAGTTTACTCGTAAGAAAATACAGAGTAACGAGAGGCTAGAAGAGCTTGCAGGGCTAGATACAACGATCGACTGGAAGAACACAGGGGACAATAGCTATGACGGTGAAAAGCTAAGCCTATTGGTTCATGATGAGAGTGGTAAGTGGGAGAGACCGGATAATATATTAAACAATTGGCGAGTTACAAAGACCTGCTTAAGACTTGGTAGTAGAATCGTAGGGAAATGCCTTATGGGATCTACTTCAAACGCATTAGATAAAGGAGGTAGTAATTTTAAAAAGTTATACAATGACTCGGATGTTACAAAGCGAAACCGTAATGGACAAACAAAGTCTGGCTTGTATTCTCTCTTTGTCCCAATGGAATGGAACTATGAGGGATTTATTGACGAATACGGATTTCCAGTCTTTGATAATCCACGTGATGAAAAACGACTGGGACCAGACGGTGAACTAATAGATGTAGGTGTTGTAGATAGCTGGGAAAATGAGGTTGATGGTCTAAAAGAAGATCAAGACGCTTTAAACGAGTTTTACCGCCAGTTTCCTAGAACTACAGAACACGCATTCAGGGATGAGAGCAAGAGCAGTCTTTTTAACTTAATGAAGATATATGAGCAAATAGATTACAATGAAGGAAGTAGACATAATGCGCATACTACAACGGGGAGTTTTGGGTGGGTTAACGGTGTACGTGATACACAAGTTATATTTCATCCAGATCCTGGAGGTAGGTTTAAGGTAAGTTGGGTACCACCAACTCATTTACAAAATAAACAAATAATAAAAAATGGTATTAAGTTCCCAGGCAATAATCATATTGGGGCGTTTGGGTGTGATAGCTATGATATTAGCGGCACTGTCGATGGCAAAGGGTCAAAAGGGGCCCTTCACGGACTAACGAAGTTTTCTATGGAAGATGCTCCTTCGAGCACATTTTTTCTAGAGTATATAGCAAGACCACAGACCGCAGAGATATTCTTTGAGGATATGCTTATGGCCCTTGTGTTTTACGGGATGCCTATACTAGCAGAGAACAACAAACCAAGGTTACTGTACTACTTACGCCGAAGAGGCTATAGAGGCTACAGTATGAACAGACCAGACAAAACCTGGAAGAAACTATCAGTTGCCGAAAAAGAGGTGGGTGGTATACCAAACTCAAGTGAAGATATTAAACAAGCCCACGCAGCCGCTATTGAGATGTACATACAAGAACATGTAGGTCATCTAGGCGAAGGTAACTATGGAACAGTGTACTTTAATGAGCTGCTCAATGACTGGGCTAGATTTGACATAAACAAGAGAACCAAGCACGATGCCTCTATAAGTTCTGGTTTAGCCATTATGGCCTGTAACAGACATTTATACGCGCCTAACGCTAAAACAGAAACACAACCCTTGGATTTGACTATAGCAAAATATAACAATAAGGGCTTTAACTCCCAGATAATTAAATAAGCATGGCTATTTATGATAACTTTCCTTCTCAAGCGGTCCCTGACCTAGAGAAAATGAGCCATGAATATGGGCTTAAAGTGGGTAGAGCTATAGAGCAAGAGTGGTTCAACGAGTCACACAGTAATAGATATAACGCTACTCAGCAGAAGTTTCATAATCTTAGATTGTATGCTAGAGGTGAACAGTCTATACAGAAGTATAAAGATGAGTTATCTATAAACGGTGATTTATCTTATCTTAATTTAGACTGGAAACCAGTGCCTATTATACCTAAATTTGTAGATATCGTTGTTAACGGTATGTCTGAAAGGATGTTTAGTATTAAGGCTTACTCCCAGGATCAGTACGGTGTGAGTAAAAAAACGGATTACATGGAGTCTATTCAAAAGGACATGAAATCCAAAGCATTTAATGAAAAAGCTGCTGGTTCTCTTAATATGAACCTGTTTGAAAACGACCCATCAACTTTACCTGATACAAAGGAAGAGTTGGACCTACACATGCAACTTAATTATAAGCAGGCTGTGGAGATTGCGGAGGAGCAAGCGATAAACGTTTTACTAGACGGTAATAAATACGATCTAACTAGACGCAGACTACTTTACGACTTAGCGGTGCTAGGTATAGCTTGTGTTAAAACGAATTTTAACTGGAGTGATGGGGTAAGTGTCGAATACGTTGACCCAGCAAACATTGTTTACTCTTACACGGAGTCCCCGTATTTTGATGATATATACTATAT